TTTCTTTCGTTTTACCAAAGTATTGCTTTGAAAATTACGTGATGTTTTTTATTTATTTCATAGTATGGGGATTTTATGGAATCGCATATATGTTTGAGGAATCATACAAAAATATTGCGATGAATATTTTAGACTGCATCGCTAAGTGCTTTATTGGTCTCGGATTATGGGCTTATTATTCCCGGGTTATGACGTTTTAATTATACATATAGACTTTGAGACGTGGTGACATATTTCAAAATAAGACGTTCAATCTGTGTCAATTTATGTACCAAGCTCACCATGCCTATTTCTTCAAATGCCTTTATCCATTCCTTAGAAATAGTGACAATCTTTAACATGGCCTTATTAAAATCGCCAATTGAAATACCGCGTTCAGATATTTTGCCTTGAATAAAATATTTACAATCAGTTTTGCTCTCAAATCCTGACCATGTCATCGAATAATCAATCATGTCAAACATCAGTGCATCTTCATATCTTATGCCGGTGCGAATATCAAGTTCATTTTCGCGGTCTTCGAATTTTTGATAGACGCTAGCCAATTCATTAATTTTATGAGTGAGAAACGCATTGGCTACGTTTGCGCGGCTTGCTCTATATTCTTCATTTACTTTTACGTCAGTAAAACATGAAAATAGCCCAATTAACTCTTTGGTTGAAAATGCCTCGAAATTATTCCATGAATTAACAAGTGACGCTAGACAAAGTGGGTGAATCTCGGCAATTCCTGATGCCATTTTGCCTAGCGCAGTTAGCTCATAAATTACTAAGCCATTTGCGTCTTCGGTTGTCTTTACAAACCCATCATCAATCATAATCTGACAGATTTTCTTTGTCTGATTATGGATATAGTTTTCAATATATTCTAGCGAACCCATTTCATTAGTATATAATGTTTTTAGGTTTTGTAGTTCGATAACGAGCGCATTGTCTGTAGCCAGATATCGATATTCGTCCTTTATGTTTTGCATTTCCCGTTCAATATCCTTACGCTTTTTATTTACGACAGTTTTTACTTGCTTTTCCAAATCCAAATATCGAATACATATTGACGCTGGTGTTCGGGCCATTTCAATTGACGCCGTTTTTTTCTGTATGTCTACCGACAGTTTTTCAATTCGACTCCGATATGCCGAAGTATCTTTTTGAATTTCTTTATAGACCATACTCTTTTCAGAGAATGCAGAAATCGCTTCACTAGTCAATGGTCCACTTTTTAACAGATTCAGTACCAAACCATATGAAATATGATATTTAGAAATCAGCTTTTGCGGAACGCCTCCCAAAATCGTCTGATAATCACTCAGACACGGCGGTTTAAATAGATTATTACAATGAACGACGTGACCCACTGTATCAATGCCACGCCGCCCTGCGCGACCAGCCATCTGTGTATATTCATGTGCCATCAAATAACGCTCTGAATTTCCATCGAATTTAGTTAGACTCGTAAATATAGCAGTGCGAATTGGACAATCTAGACCAATAGCAAACGACTCGGTAGCAAATAGCAATTTAATATACTTTTTTGAAATCATTAGTTCGACGATTTCGCGTAGAATTGGAATCATACCAGAATGGTGAATGCCGATACCCTTTTCTAAGAGCCCGACCAAACGGTTATATTCAGGCAAATCCAAATATTCTTGATAATTTGGCAACTTTCGAATAATTTGCTCGCATTCACGTCGCACAATATAACTGACTTTAGAATCGTCCTCTAACAGTGGGACAGTGAGGTCCGCTGCACATAATTCAACATGTTTACGCGAAAACACAAACGCAATAGCAGGGAGCATATCGTGGTCTCGCAGAAAGAGCGCCAGCTGATTCAAAACGTGTTTACGTTTCATGTCGACGTTCTGATGTTCAAACCACGTAATCAATTTCGAAATATCACGGTAGCCAGATTCTTGAAATTTGCCCTTATGTGTTTGTAGAGGTATTAGTGCATTAGTTTTTTCACGAACATACTTTTCAAATTCCTTGTCTTTGATGTTTTTTAAAACAGACTCATTGATTGTGAGAAATCCATAATGGGAGAGCGGGACCACACGGTGGTTTGTCGATGCTAGCCAAACCTCTTTAACATTAGTGTCGTCACTCTGAACAAAAGCGCCTCGTTCACACCATTTCGCAAACCCCTCTGGATTATCAATCGTAGCAGAAAGCATTACCATTTGAACGTGTGGCGGCAACATCAAAATGGTCTTTTCCCATACTTGACCCCGGTCCGCATCATTAATATAGTGGACCTCGTCGAAAATTACACATGCTAGTTCAGATTGGACGTCAATTTGAAAATCAAGACCGGGTTTAGAATCTGAACCGTCTGTTTGCAAGAACAAATAATTCATCAAAATCTCCGTCGTCATAATCAATACGTCAGCATTCGGATTTGTTTTGATATCACCAGTCATAAGACCAAACGAAATATGGGGGTATTTATTAGTAAACTCATAAAACTTTTGGTTTGAGAGAGCCTTAATAGGGCTCGTATAAATAACCTTTTTTCCTTGTTCAACAAAATGTTGTAGCGCAAATTCTGCAGGCAACGTTTTTCCAGAACCTGTATGTGCCGTTACCAAAATATGATTTCCACTTAAAATTGCCTCTATAGCATATTTTTGGAAATCACTAAGTGGAAATGAAAATGATTCAAAATGGGACTGATATTTTGAATCATCGGGATAAGGGGTGTCGCAAATTTTCACCATATTGTAATACTATGTACTATCGTTTATATAATTACACTGAGGTTCAATTTTTTTTTATTGGATTATAGTTTGGAAAACAAATATGATTCTATAAAGTCATAATTGGGATTTGGACTATTATACTCTTTCATATGTCTGTCGTCGTTTTTATCATATAGCCACGAAAAAACCATTATAAGAGCAGTTTTATAAGATTTTTCGTATAATTTGGGTTCATAAATATTTATGTCTTCCTTTATTCTCTCTGCTAATAAATAATTAGAACTTGTTTTTTTAAAGTTGTACCTGTTTTTCTTATTGTTTTTACTCCATAAATTCATGTTTTGACAACAAAATCTATTAGTTACTCCCAATACTAATGGATGCTTCTTTGTATTTAAATTTGTCATTCTCGACTTATCGTCATGAGGAACATGATATAACATGTTCATATTAAATAAAACCTTTTTAAGACCGCAAAGCATAAGCCGAAGAGTAAAATCACTATCATCCCATCCATAAGATTTAATATATTCATTATACCCGTTAATACGTTGATAATCATTTAAAAATAAATATGTATTGCCATGTGTATGTTTCTCATTTTCATTTCGACTACACAACCATTCGCCAACGTAAAACATACCCTCTGTTAATGGATGATTCTCAAAAAACATATTACTTAGAGTTATATCTGAATCCAATTTGCATATTTTATTATATCTACATAAATCTCCAGCTAAATTTTGCGCATATGTTCTATAAAAACTTGCTTCATTTGGAACCCTAACATATAAAATGCGCGCGTCGCCTAGTCCATTTATAAAATCATAAAATTCCTCAGTTGACGACCAGTCAATAATAATAATTTGGTCAACGCTCTGATTCAACCATGTTTTAATATTTGACTCTATGTTTTGAGTGCGATTCATTACGTAAATATATAGACAAATTCCATCCAAAATGCTTTCGCCCAATATATTTTTTTTGCATTCGATACGGTTAGGTTTCAATAGTCCCGAAAATATATTTAATCGTTTCATTTCAATATAATCAAAATAGTTTACATCTTTATAATAAAATTTGTTATATTCGACATGATGTGAACAATAATCAAATATATCACACACTGGATATTCTATTTTATAAAATTTTACTTTTAACGATGATATATTATGAAATTCTAATGGATGAATACGAATTTTTATGCAGGCAATCGGTATTTTTAAATAAATGCGCCTTATGTTAGCTTTGCCAGTAGTTTCATAAGTTGTATCATCATTTATCCAACTATGTGTGTTTTTCATTTCAACATAACTTATTTTAAATTTTGTAACATGAGAAAAAAGTAAATCATCCTTTGACACGCTCTTTCCTTTAATATCAATGGCTGCTATTTCATAAAGGTTTTCAAAATTAAACTGTAAATATGGCGAATTATCATTTTTACCAGGAATCCATTCACTGGGTGAATCAAATGTAGAATACTTAGGTAAGAATTTTTCATTTAGATTTGAAGAGGCTATAATTTGGCTTTCATTTACGGTAACCTCTGAAATAACTTTATCAAAAGAGGTGTTTTGTATTAAACCATTTGTCTGATTGTGATTATTTACAGTTTTCGTATATTTATCAGGAATATCAGTAAGGTTTTCCAAAAACAATACACCCTTGTTTGATTTTACGCGCTTACGATTATCACAATTAGTAATTCCATATTGCGTAGTCTTTATATTTACAGTATCGATGTGATTAACGCATATTAGATGCGATGGATTTATTATATTCCACAATTTAGTTTTTTGTAATAAATGCGCAATCCGGTTATCGCAACATTCTGAACCTAATTCTATAGCTGAATTTGGAACAAGAATTTTATCTCGTCGCCATGCCCAGGCGGACTGATTCCATATAGACGGCTGGTATGGTTTTATATAATCAACTTTTAATTCTTCGCAGTCATTATAGGTCATTCCATTTAATAATTTTGTATTTGTTTCATAATGATTAAGTGCAAAAATTATGTCTAAATTAAAGTTTACATCGCGTAAAAGACCAATGGATGAATCCATATAGACATCTGGATTTGCCAAAACGCATATTTCATTTGATAAATTCTGGTTATAATATCTGAACGCATCTTCATATGTTAAGCGTTTTCGGATATTTATTTGTTTCAGCTTATGTCTTTGTTTTTCGGGAATGAAGTCTAAAACATAATGTTTTTCTACTAATAAATGCACTTCATCTAAATATTCATTTTCAATATTTTTAATTAGGCACGCATTAATATCCGATTGTCTATTTGGATTATTATCATGGTATTGCGTGACTAAAAATATTTTATTTGATATCATCTATATATAATTATTTTGTTATAATTGTATATATATTAAACGCAGTTGTATTACAATTTATGATTATATGTTAGCTGCCAAAACTTGTTGAACTTTCGACGCATGTCCACTCGAATTGAATGCGGACTTTTTATGAATACGATGGCGAACTAACACTTGTTCGCAGTTAAAAAACCGTGCTCCATTTTTACGCAGACGTAACCATAAATCATAATCTTCGATGCCGTTTTCGTTCCAATGACACAACCCTTTTTTAATTATAGAGCTACTATTAATTACCGGATTTACTTGAGTAAAATCAAACGCGCTTATGTTACCAACTGGAATACTGGGTTTAATTCCCTCTAGGTCACCAAAATATACACACTGACTACCAACTACATCAAAACCACGCTGTACATGCACGTATTGCGTTTCTAGTTTATTGTCTTCCCAAATATCGTCGACATCTAGAATAGCAACGTAGTCAAACCGACAATGCGGAATCATAGAATTCAGTGTTTCGGCTTTTCCCGTAACATTATAAAAATCATAGACGCGGATTTTATCGCTAATTGACTCATATTCTTTGGCTATCTGATAGACCTCAGAATTTTCGGGATGGCCATTTACGGCAATAATAAGTTCCCAATCTTCAAAAGTTTGCTCTAAGACAGAACTTACCGATTCGTTGATGAATTCGATGCCATTATAGATAGGAATTAAAATACTAATCATTTATATATTGAGAATTGCTATATATTTATATGTTTTTTGAGAACAACATAATAATTGGATTATGATAGGTCTATTCCTAGTCGGCCGCCAACTCCACATCCATCTGTTTCACGTTCAATGCCACCAAATCTGTCTCGGCAACCAAATCGACGAGATGACCACGATTATAACCGTTGGCACAAATGGGACCGTTATAACCCATATAGATGGAATGGGCATCATGGAGCACAGTGGCCAAATAGACCCTATGGACCATATGGACCTTATAAAGACATGAGCTGTAACTAAAAAAATAAAAAAAATAAAAAAAATTCTACAATAGCGCGCGCTGAAACAAAAACCAATTATCAAGTCCAGCCACGTTTTCTTTCAATAGTTCAAATTGGGGCAAATTAGAAAAAACACAATCCGCTATGACTATTTGGTCATCTTTTACCAAATAGCCATGCTCAAAATAAAGCGCCAACTTTTCGTCAAATGTCTTTCTCCACCATTCAATCATTCCAATATGTGATATAAAAAATCCGCCCGCAACAGATACTTGATGCGCAGGAATAGGCATAAAGGGCAACCCAACGTCATTTTTATCAATAATAATTTGCAAAAGCTGTGACAAATACTGCATATTATTATTTACGCATGCATAATGTATTTTCGATTTATTAAGAGAATTGATTTTGGATGCACTTGGCCAATCCCTTAGCGCATCGCTCGATAAATCGTCCGGTCTACCACGAAAATATCCAATATCACACCATCCAAACCATTTAGTACCAAACCAGTTATGCTTTGTAGTTTCATAAACAAAATGGATTTTCTCAGACCATAACATATTTAGTTTCCAGTCGACTTTGTCACGCAACAACAAGTTGTTTTCATGATTGGCTATCCAATTATCACGATAACGATATGTATAAAACTCTTCGTATGGCTTTATAATAATTTTTATTCTTGGATTTTCAGAATATTTGTCGACATATTGAGAACTTTGTTGGTCAGTATAAATAACCAAATAATAGTTGTTTACATTTGATAACATATTATCAATCCATTGACTATACGTACTTACGTCAAATTTTGCTTTAAATACATACCATGCAGTAGAAAACGTAATTGTCATACTGTATATATTGTTGGTAGATTTATTTTGTTTTATTAGTATATATAATTTAGATGGACTTACAAGCAAATGAAAAAATATTTGGCGTACCTGAGTATTTATATTATGGCCAAAATGAACGTGTAGACGAATTAAATACGCGCATAACAGACCGCCAGTTTTCCGATTCCCCATTAGAGCCTAATTTTAGTCCCCGACCAGTGCCCACAAAACATTCGCATTTTCCAATTATAAACCGCAGGAAGCCAATGAATGAACCAGTGATTCCATATTTGGAGCATAATCCGAGTGTAAATTTTAATCCTGGGACTCATCGCGCGCCGCCATCTGGATTTCTTAATAATGTCGATGTGGAGACAGTTTTAAGAAACCAAACATTTGCTTTACAACACGCAGACCAAGGCGTATATGTGCCTTCTGCTAATAGTGACCTTTATAATGTTCGTGTTGTCTCTAGACCTGGTGAACAAACTCACCCACTCTTATTTGATAGACCCCAATTTGATACACGTTTACACCCCAATGTAGCTGGTTCGGATATTGGTAGAGACCAGTTTTTTAATCATACAAGAACTCAATTACGTAAAATATAAGAAACAATTGGTCATTTATTATCCCATTTTATTATATAATCCTTTGCATATATAATGAACTCAATCATAAATATAATATTATCAACGAATCCAAATTTATTTTTTCTGAAGTTACTGGTAATATTAGGTATTATTTTAGCACTTGTTCTAATATATAAATTTACTACGCCACCAACGCACAAAGTCGAGGGGTTTACGCAAAAAGAACCCTTCGTACTTAAGCGCGACCAAGAATCATTTGATACGTTTTATGCAGAAATATATGATGAATTATACGATGTTCCGATGCGCTGCAAAAATGAATTAGTACAAGTATTAAAAAATACTGAACCTAGTACAAACAGTAGCGTGTTTTTAGATGTAGGAAGTGGCACGGGATATGTAGTAAACCAACTTACGGAAGCTGGATACGAAACTTATGGAATAGATAAATCAAAGGCCATGGTCGATTATAGTAACGAAAAATACCCGGAATCAGAGTATAAATGCGGCGACGTAGCAGATTCTATGGCGTTTGAAAAATCCACTTTTACTCATGTTTTATGTACTAATTTTACGTTTTATTTGTTTGAAGACAAGCGTGCGTTTTTGAGCAACTGTTATTTTTGGATGAAGCCAAATGCATATTTGATAATACATTTAGTGGATTACGATAAATTTAATATTTATCAACCCAATGCTACAACACCGTTAGCGAATTTTCCGACCCTCGGTAAAAAACCTCGCACAGTCGATGCTATGGCGGAATTCTATGATTATAAATATAATGCTTCCTATCGATTCCCTAATCACAAAAATAGTAATGGGTCGCCAAACAAGGTAACCTACGAGGAAAAATTCATAGATAATGATACAAAACATGTGCGTCAGAATGAACAGACATTGTATATGGATGATATTGATAGTATTATTGGCCTGGCAACGAAAATTGGGTTCTCATTAAAAGGTAAAATGAATATGGCGAAGGTACAAAAGAAACCAGCGATTCATTTACAAAATCCATATGCTGATGAGAACCAATATTTATATATTTTTGAACGACTTATGTAAAATAAACAACTACACTAATAGTTCGTTCAAAAGGTTCTCGCGTAAATCGTAAAATATAGTAGGTCATATGATTCATTATATTTTATTATCAATTACCATAGTTTTATTTGGTGTATTTGCCTTCATAAAACTTCGGTACCCGTTTTGGAACATACAGCCAGTATTCCATAAATATGATTATTGGCGGTATTTTTATTCGAATCCATTTACTATTCAAAAATATCGCCCCATGAAAACTAAGTTTTGCGATTTTACTAACATAACAACAAAGGATTATTTAGAGCTATCTGACACTGATAAACGTGATGTGTGTGATATATTACAGTGTTACTATATTCCGTCTGAACAAATAATACATAATATATCTGTTGAAGATATTGATGCCATTTTAACAGGACAACTCGAAACCTCCTATGTTTCAATTTATACAGAACCTGAATACAAAGCCGTTTCGAAACCTGGCGAAAATGCTGACATTATTACGACAAAAAAACCAATGGGTGCAATATGTTCTCACTATTTGAATTTTTATTATCGAGAACCTACCAACAAAGACAAGCCAGTTGAATCATGTTGTTATTTTATTGATTACTTATCTGTCG